ACTTTCAAAAGGTTTAGCATATCGAGTTTTCATAACCTTACAAGCTGCTCTTATACCTCTCACTTCCGAGATTTTATTACCAGCTTCGTCTTCTTTTAATTTTAATTTTTTCATTGCTATCACGATAGATGAAGCGTAGATAAATCCTTGACCACCGGAAATTTTATCATCTGGGTCAAACATATCCTGCGAAGCATAGGTGTGATTGGTACAAACCATGCCCACGTTCCAAGAACCAAACATGTTCACACAATTTCTAACCAGCGATGTTAGAGCCTTGGGTTTCCTGCCCAAGTCACCTTTCATCTCTCCTGCTTCGAATTGATTTACATCTGTAGGAGTTAACAACATACCCAAAGAATCTATCACAAACAAAATCTTGGGTGCGTTCTCTCTATTGTCTGGGTTCTCTTCTCTATAACCTTTCATGAATTCTGATATGGTCTTGGCCACGTCATCCACCATGGAAAGACTCAATTTTAATAATTTCTTCTCATCTGTGTCCACTCCTAGTGCTTGTAGCCATGCTTCGTCTAGTGCGTTCTCAGTATCAATCAGAATAACATAGATACCTTGTGCTTGTGCATTTTTAATTATGTTGCCTGATGCTATGTAAGATTTACCTGCACCCGATTCTCCTGCCAGTACAGATACTTTACCTAGAGGAATACCTTTATTGAAATCTCCGGATATCAAATAATTTAATGCGTAATTGCCTGTGGAGATCCAATCTGTGGGATCATTGAATCCCAAACCCAGACCTTGGATTGATTTTGTAATACTTTTTCTAAATTTTGTTGCGTCAAATACTTTTGTCATTTTTATATTCCTATGTTCTTATATTAACACTAATTGGCTCCAGTGTCAATCCTGGAGCCAAAAGGGAAAAATTAGTGTTATTTGCTTTGTCTTGATCTGATCAGTTTCAAGATATCTTCTGCTCTTTTAGCACTGTCAGTACTTGGCTGAGGTGCTGCTGCAGTGGCTACTTTTACCGGCTCAGTTTTGGTAACAATAGTTTCTTCTGCTTCTACTGCTACATTTACAGATCCGTTTGCTGATGATCCATTTGCTGGAGCAGACACTCCTGCTGGTCTATAGTATTGACCATATTTTTCTAGATCATAAGCTTCACCTTCTACAGATTTTTCAAATAATTCTTTGATTATTTTTATTTCTGCATCAGTGGGCTTCTTAGGCCTGAAGTCTGAAAGATTAAACAATCCAAACTTGTCAATGGCTGCTCTTTCTGCTTCATCTAGAGCTCTTTCTCTTCTGCTCCATTTTGAAGTAGAGTAATCAGCGTATCCACCTTTGGATGTTTTGGTTATTCTAAAATCCACACCTCTCACAGCATCAGTTGGCAATTCTTCCATCTCTGGATCTAGCAATGCAGATCTGATTATGTTGAAAATTTGTGGACCAATAATAAATCTTCTGATAGGATTCTCAGATGCCTTATCATCGGTTAAAGGATTTTGCAGCACAAAACCTTGGAATATGTAACTTTTCTTTTTCCAATATTTTCTGCCCATGTCCTCCATTGACTTGTCTTTGAACCATGGTCTAACTTCTGTTAGAACTGGGCAAGTTTCACCATACATCTCCATGCATGGTACTTGTACCTGCACTGGTCTTGAATCCGCTTGACCTTTGATTCCAGCAAAAGGCAATTTTATCATTGCTCTCTCAGTCCAGAAAAAAGTGTTGTTTGGATCCTTGTCAGGTAAGAAACGAACTACTGCTTCTTGATTTTCCTGTATGTTCCAGTGTGGGTAGATGGCGTTGTCGCCGCCTGTGTTTGAAGTGGAGCGATTCACTTCTTGGGATTTTAACCTCGCTCTTATTTCAGCTAGTGTAGCCATAATGTAAGCCTCCTTGTGTGCCTATGTTTGTTTTATATTTGCCTAATGTATATTAGACATAAAGAATAATATACACACTTATTTATCTGTTGTCTATGGTGAAATTTGGTATTATATACCGGATAGTTTTTTAAGAACTGCTAATTCGTCTTCTTTTACCGACTCGTTGTCGCTGGCATACTTCTGATTTAATTCTTCTGCTGCTGCTTCTGCAGCTTCTCGGTCTTTTTTAACTTCTGCCACAGATGTGTGTAGGAAATTGGCCAATTCTAGATCCGTCATCTGTCTAACAGTTGCACCCCCGCCCACGCTCTCTGCGGTAAAATCAAAATCTTCCAATTGCATGCCGGCTAATTCTATGGCATCTTTCAATGTGTATTCCTTTTCGCCCACTTTAAACTTGTCGCCGGGCTTCATGCCAGCTGCCTTGGCCTTCTGCACTGCCTGTGCGAATTCATTGCCTTCGGTCTTGGCTCCTTGTGTTTCTTTTTCGTCTCTATACTGTTTTGAAATCACTGCGTATTCCTGTGGTTTTAATTCATGCACTTGTTTATTATGTGTTTTTTTTAACCAATCACGAAATCTATATTCATCATTGATATTTACGTTGTTTTCTTTTTGAACTGTCTCGATTAATCCTATGCTGTTCAGTCGATCCATGATCCACTGTTCTGGATCACCTTCTCTGGCCTTGGCCACGTCATATGGCATCTCGCCATTGCTCATGTAATAGGATATCAATTCACGATATAATTTACCAAACGTTATTAGATTTTCCCCCGCCAGTACTTCTTGCCATGACTGGGCATTCTGGTCCAATATCTTTTGCACTTCTTCTTTCTCTTCGTCTCCCATGCCGTAGTCTCGAGCCTGAGGGCTCATACCCACGTCTGCTGGCTCATCCTTCTCTTTGACTGTCACTGATTCCATTCTTCTTTCTATGTTATCCTGTTGCACCCAATCATTGAAATCGGAATCAACCATTAATTTTTCCATTTGTTCGTCGGACAACTCTGTACCATCTTTAAATCTGGCATCTTGCAAGTCGAATATGTTGTCACCGACATCTTGCATTTCATACTCCACGGTGTTCAGATCCACTTCTTTGCCATCGATCATGATAGGTTTATCAGCCGCTTCCGCTACTGATTGTTCACCTGCCATTGCTGGTTCTTTCTCTGCTCTTTGATCAGAAGCAGATGCAGCATCCTGTAGAGCCGTGATCTGTTCTGGTGTATAGTAATTTTGTATGTTGGGACTCTTTAATAGAGTATTCATGATATAATTTTTTACAGTCTCACAAGCACAAGCATCTGGACCTTCTTTATCTGCTAATTCTCCTAATTGGTCAAATAGATCATCATCACCAAATCCTAAACTTTGTAGAGTTGACACAGCATTCACTGCTTCTGTGCCCACAGGAAAATGTTTGCTCATCACATCTTTTAATTTGCTGAAGTTCTCACCGGCATGATCTTCATCTGGCAATGAATGGATACCTTCTGTGACTTTAGATTCTACTCTGTTAGCCCATTTTTCAAACTCTTCACCCTCGCCTTTGGCTTTGCCCTGTCTGTCTTTTTTTGGAGCAAATTTACCTGGATCTTGTCTTATCTCATCAGCATATGAGGGATCCTGTTTCATTTTTTTATAATCATCAATATATCTTTTTGCTAGTTGTATTGCAATTTTTTTATTTTTAGTATAATTTTCGTCAGGTTTAAAAAATGGAGAACCTTCTGCTCCCATATCATCAGCTACTTGGCTGGCAAAGTTAGCAATTCTATCTTCTTCATCGTTTCTAGTTAACATTCTTGAAGCAATGTCTGATAGAATAGAACTTAACATAGTATTCTTATTTGTAAATTTTGTTACAGATAACATTTTATCAGCAGCAGGATCTGCTCTTAATACTAATTTTTTTTCAGGATTGGCAAGGAATGACTGTACCATTGCTGAATGATCTACCGGCGGAGATATCTCTCCATCTTTGTCATCATATTCTTTCATGATTGAATGAATCAATGGTAGAGCTGATTCTACTTTGTCATCAAGATGTCTTAATGTAAATTTTTCTCTTAGGTTATTCTTCGTTTCATCATCTAATTCAGCAATAGTAACAGGTTGAAAACTTTCTTTAGCTTTCATGTAGTGTGCTTGCTTGCTTAAATTCTTAACATAATTTCTCATGTTCTCTAATTTAAGTTTGCTCTTCTCTATAATGTCACCCACTGAATTATTCAATTGATCTTTGTTGGTGGCATATCTAGCAAAACTGTTCAGCTGTGCTATCTGTTCACTCATTTTAATAATATGTTTGCCAAAATCATCATGAGGTACACCACTGTTGGCAACGTGTCGAGCCATTGCTCTTGCACCTGCTAGATGTTTCATTGGGTATTTGAATCTTTCGCCTTGTTCATTTTCAATATATAGACTGTTGATCTGTCTACTTCTTGAACCTGGCACATTTTCGTCCACTGCTTGTGTGTGTCTTATGATTAATCTTGTTTTATCTAAATTTTCGTAAGAAGATTTCTTAGTTCCTGTAAGACTCTCTGCTACTGGAACTCCTGCTAGTTTTGTTAATCTGTTTAGTTCTTCTGACATATTATCGTCTGTATTTACCGTTTGATTCACATCTGCAAGATTCTTAAAATCCTGCTGTGTAAGGCTGTTTTTTGTGATGTCTCTCACATCAAAACTCACTTGATGTTGCACAGCAAAATCTTTAAGTTCTTTTAAAAAACTGTACCAGTTGGCTCTAGCTTCGTCGTCTATCTTTTCTACTAATCCTCGATTATAGAAAACTTTCATATTTTCACCATCGGCTAAACTTATACTCACTCTGCCAAAATTATCAGAATTTTCGCTAAATTCAAAGTCAAAAAATACAGCTGATTTAGGATCGGCTGTTACATTACCTTCACTGTCTCCTAATTGTATATTAGAGAATTTGCTGCGTATTTTGTTGAACAAATCTTGTGATGTTTTGGGCTTAATCATACTGTATTTATTAAGAACCTAGGTTAGCAAATATAGGCATTGGAGCAGTCCATTCTGTGGTTCTATCAGTCCATCTTTCGAATATTTTAGGGTCAAATGTAGCCAAAACCTGCATCATACGAGTCATTAATAGGCAAGCACTCACCAAGTCATCATGCTGTCCTGGTTTACCTTTGTATGAAACACCCGAAGCCACAAAGTCTTTTAATTCTGATATCAGTGGCTTGCTGTTAATCTTCATTTTTCCTGATTCCACTAGCTCTTTAAATTTAGCACAGGCTGCTATCTTATGTTTAGCTGTGGTATTGAATCCTCTTCTAAATTTTCTACGATGTCCTTTTCTAATAGGTTCACTTAAAAATTGACCATGAATATTTTCTTCTCCTAAATCCATCACTCTCAATAACACTGCTTCTCCTAATGTATTGTTCTCCATGCTGTAAAAAATACTAGGAGTTTCTGCAGGATTTTTTTCCACGATTGAATCATAGATATGTTTTGTAATGGCTTGCAATATTCTAACCTGTTGATTGGCTGGAGTGGTATTGTGATGCCATTCTCCCACTTGTTCAAAACTTGGCAATTCAAATACTTGTATAGCAGCAAAGTCTCCACCTGTACCTAAACTAGGATCCAATGCTGCCATGTAGGCATTGCCTGGGGTAGGTGTCTTCCACCAACGTACTTGTCCCATATTCATTAAAGGATCTTTACCTTCTAATTCTACTAATTTTATACTAGAGATCAATGTTTCATCAAAAATTAAGAATTCGCACTCGTGTTCTCGACGAAATCTTTCTTCCCCAATTCTACTTTTTTCTTGTTCAGCCCATTTATCGTCTCGGTCTGGGTGTTCTGACCAGTGAGCTTTCATGGCATAGAAACCATTGGTTCCTACAACGGTGTCGTTGCCATAGTCGTCGAATCTTTTGCAGGCTTCTTTCCAGATTAGAGCGAACTGATCTTCATCTGAGTTGGGTGTTGAAGTGATCAAACATTTTCCTCCTGTGCTCAATGTAGGAGATAATGAAGTCCAAAATTCTTTGGCTTTCTCGGGCGGCTGAACGAATGCAAACTCGTCACAGTATATTAATGAGAGTGACATACCCCTACCAGTGTTCTCAGTGGTAGTGGTTGCCATAATTTTAGATCCATTATCAAATTCTATAGAATTTCTATTGTATTGATTCACTCCTGCCTTGATCCAAGACGGCAACATCTCATAGGCATATCGCACCCTGCTCATGATGTCTGATGCTCCTTGATATTTGTGTGCCGCGATCAGGATCTGTGAATCAGGTTTGAACATGGCATACCATAATAGATATCCAGATGCACAGGTAGTTTTTCCTGTTTGTCGTGGCAGCATGGCGATACTGAATCTGTGGCTGTTATAACTTTCAATTAATCTCTCTTGATAAGGATATGGTGCAAATGGCATCTCTCCTTTGGTAGGATGCTGTATCCTCATAAACTCTTTCATAAAGAATAGAGGACCGGTCTTTGGATCCATACACTTTTCGAGTTTCAAAACCTGTTCGGCTGTGTATTTGTGTTTCTTATGAGCTTTTTTTACCTGCTCCGAATCTAATGATATGTATGCCATGACTATTATTTAAGTGTAAAATAACACACTGCTTGTATATAGATAATGAGTGTTTGGTAAAATTAAGCTACTGTTAATGATGTAGCTGCTGTAACAGTAGATCCACTAATATCAATAGATCCAGAACCAAGCACAGTTGAGAAGTCGTCGTTTGGATTTAAACCAACTCTTCTAACTCTAGTTTGTATATCTGCAGCAGTGGCATTTTTATCCATTACTAAATGAATTGTACCTGCACTTGAATCAGTAACAAGATATGCTAAAGGATTAAGTTCTTTTAGAATCATTTCTACAGCACCGTCGATTAAATCTGATCCACTAGTGGTAGATTCATCTTCAGTTCTCAAATCAATAGCAGAACCATCTGCCTTTTTTACTGTTAATAAAAAAAGATTAGCATTAACCTGATATAGGTCACCTGCATTTGCTTTTACTCCTGTTACTCTTGATACTGTTGCCATATATATTATTTACCTTCTTTGTCTTTGAGAGCCTGCTTCATAGGTTCTGTTTTATTACCATCTTTATCCACATCTAAAAAGTCTGGTTTTGCTTTGGCAGCTTCTTGATATGTTTGTTTAAAACTCTCATACTGAGCTCTTAGGCTGTTAGATAAATGTTCTTCAGTGATTTCAGATTCTCCCATCTTGATCGCCATGGGATTGTCTCCACCGGCCGCTTTGATGTATGCGCCCTTTTCACGATTTAGATCTGTGCCATTTGGTACTGCTGCTTTGATGTCACTGTATTTTTCTTTTGGTGTGTTCGCATATGCCTCATCTGCTTGTACATCATCTGATGCTGCAGGTTGATTGATCATGTCTTGTCCAACTGGTTGTACTCCTGCTAATTTTAATAATTGCATCATCATTGCTGCTTCTGCTGGATTGTCAGTTGCAATCACAACAGACTCGTTCATTTTATCTTTTTTCATTTCTTTACCCTCATTTTCTTTTTCTTGTTTGCGTACTCTATCCCATACATGAGCTTGCGATTGTCCATGTTTCTTAATAAATGCTTCTCTAGTCATGTCCACAGCGTCTGATTCTAGATCCATTAACCAATCTTTAACTCGACCTTCTTCTACTGCTTCATTTACGCCCGCTGCTGACATAAATTTTGCATGATCAAAATTAGGATTGAAATGTTGAAATATTGCTGAATGATGTTTGGCATATTCTGCTCTCTTAATCGGATCTTGAATATCTTTTAATGTGTCAGCCACATATTGAAAATGTTGACGTGACATAC